TAAAAAAATACTTAGTGGAAGAGAAGCTCATTACTCAAGCCCAGGCGAATAAAATAAAGATCTTAAAAAATTATAATGATTACTATGAGGATTTTACCTGTAGTAAAAGCTCGAAATCATCAGAGGATAATTATGAAACTTAAAGTAGAAAAAGCTAACGCTGGTGCATCAGTAAAATCACATAATGGTTTTTATGGTGGTGGTGGCTATCAAGGTATTAAAAGTACTAGCCGACTATCTAAAGAACAAGATCGTGAACAAAAGATGCGTAAGATGGGTTTAAGCACAGGAGCTATGGTGGAACGAAAAGAAAAAGCCAAAGCTAAAAAAGATGCTGCGATGAAATCCGAAGCAATGAAAAAAGGTGCACAGAAAGGATCTGTAGCTAAAACTGTTCAATCTGAAAAAAAGAAAGACGAGCTTAAAGCTGCACATGGTAAACACACTATGGGTAAAAAGAAAAAAGCCTATGGTAACAAAGGTCTGTACGCTAATATTAATGCTCGTAAAAAAGCAGGAACAAGCCGATCTAAGAAAGACTCTACTATTTCTGACGAAGCCTACGCCAATATGAAAGCAGGGTTTCCTAAGAAAAAAAAGAAAAAAACAGCGTAATTAAGTATGGCCCACGAAAAGCGTAGAGCAGCTATGCTGAAGAAGCATGGTTTGAAAGGCGTTAATAAACCCAAGCGAACTCCAAAGCATAAAACCAAATCTCATGTGGTGTTGGCTCAAAAAGGTCATGAATTAAAATTAATTAGGTTTGGTCAGCAAGGCGTAAAAGGAGCAGGTAAAAATCCTAAAACAGCCAAAGATAAAGCTCGTAAAAAATCTTACTATGCTAGGCATAATGCACAAGATTCAAAACCTGATAAATTTAGTGCTCGATATTGGAGTCATAAAACGAAGTGGTAGATACAAAGAAAAAAACATTAACTGAAAAACAAGAGTTATTCTTGGAATTTTTATGTGGGGAAGCCAAAGGTAATATTCGTTCTGCTATGAATTTAGCAGGATATTCTGAAAACACTAAAGTAAGTGAAGTTGTATCTTCATTAAAAGATGAAATCGTAGATAGATCTTCGTTGTTACTAGCAATGAATGCCCCTAAAGCAACATTTAGTATGATAGATATATTAGATGATCCAGGACAGATGGGAGCACGAAACGCAGTTTCGGCAGCAACCCAAATACTTGACAGATCAGGTTTAGTTAAAAAAGAACAGATCCAAGTAACCGGAGATACAGGGGGTTTATTTATATTGCCACCGAAGAAGGACAATGACCCAGAAGAAGAACAACAAGTCGAAAGTAATAATACAGGAGAAGTGGGAGAGTAAAACTCGCCCCAATCCTACAGCAAAGATACCTTATGGGTATCAAGCAAATAAAGAAGATCCATTACTTCTTGAGCCTATTCAAGAGGTCGTAGATAAAGTAAGTGTTGCCTTATCACATTTAGATAATGGTCATTCACTAAGAGAAACTGCAAGGTGGCTATCAGAAGAATCTGACCACCCTATTTCTCACCAAGGCTTATCTAATATATGGAAACGATTTAGAGGTGATACCAAAAGTAATCCTAGGGCTAAAAAACTTTTAGAAAGAAAAAAGAAAAATACTCCTAAAACTAAAGCTGAAAAGGAAGCGTATCAACTAAGACAGAAACGAGCAGCAGGGAAAAGATCAATTACTGTTGCTGAAAAGAAACTAAAAGAGATTACTCAACAAGCGACAAATGGTGTCGCACCCAATGGGTTAGGTGGTTTTGAAAGTATACCGAGTATACCTCAAGACAAAGATATATTATTTAAACCTAATCCTGGGCCACAAACTGAATTTCTTGCAGCAAACGAAAGAGAAGTGCTGTATGGTGGAAGTGCCGGAGGGGGAAAGACTTATAGCTTGATCGCAGATCCTATGAGGTACTTCCACAACAAGAATTTTAATGGCTTAATTCTCAGAAGAACAAATGATGAATTAAGAGAAATGATTTGGAAAACTCAGGAATTATATCCTAGAGCTTTTCCAGGAGCTAAATGGGGAGAAAAGAAATCACAATGGATATTCCCTAGTGGAGCTAGATTGTGGTTAACTTATTTAGAAAGGGACGAAGACTGTTTGCGTTATCAAGGACAAGCCTTTAGCTATATTGGTTTTGATGAATTAACACAACACCCTACTCCTTTTGCTTGGAATTATATGAGGTCAAGGTTGAGAACGACAGATCCTGACCTACCTATATACATGAGAGCAACAACAAACCCTGGTGGCCCTGGACATAATTGGGTCAGAGAGATGTTTATAAAACCTTCTCCTGAAAACACTACATTTGCTGCGACAGATATTGACACAGGAGAAGCGTTAAAGTATCCTGAAGAACATGATAAAGCTGGTGAACCTTTATTTTATAGAAAGTTTATACCAGCAAAATTAAAAGATAACCCATACTTAGTAAAAGATGGGGCTTATGAAGCTAACCTACTGTCTTTACCAGAAATGCAAAGAAGACAGCTCTTGGAAGGCGATTGGTCTGTAGCAGAAGGTGCTGCATTCTCAGAGTTTAGAAATCATATTCATGTTGTCGAGCCTTTTGAAATACCTCACGATTGGACTAGGTTCAGGTCTTGTGACTTTGGTTACTCTAGTTTTAGTGCAGTACATTGGTTTGCTATTGATCCAGCTTATGAAAACTTAATAGTTTACAGAGAATTATATGTTTCTAAACACACAGGAAGGGATCTCGCCAGAAAAGTCATGGAGATCGAAAGTGAAGCCGGTGATCGAGTTAGTTATGGTGTGTTGGATAGCTCTTGTTGGCATAACAGAGGTCAATTTGGGCCTTCTATAGCTGAAGAGATGATGGCTGAAGGTTGTCGATGGCGACCTAGTGATCGTACAGCCGGAGCAAGAATTGCAGGTAAAAACAGATTGCATGAATTACTAAAAGTAGATCCAGATACTGATATACCTGGAATATGTTTTTTCGAGAATTGTAGACAGATAATTTCTGATTTACCGGTTATACCTTCTGATCCAAATGGAAGTGATGACATCAATAAAAAATATGCGTCAGACCACGCTTATGACTCTATTAGATATGGTATAATGACTAGACCAAGAACTGTATCTATATTTCACACAGACGAGCCAGAGTATAAATGGCGACCTGCTGATACAACTTTTGGATATTAATAAATTATGGCAATAATGAAGAAACCAGGTGATAGCGAAGATCTATCTTTTGAAGCAGACCCAAGTAATGACACAGTTATGGCTCTGCAAGAAGATGAAAATGCAGAAGCAGAAACCTACTCTTACTCAGGCTTAGTAAGTTATATTGAAGGTAAATTTCAAAAATCTAAAGATAATAGATTAAGTGATGAAACTCGTTGGCTAACTGCTTACAAGAATTATCGTGGTGTTTATTCTACTGATGTTCAATTTACTGATACTGAAAAGTCTCGTGCTTTTATAAAAATTACTAAAACAAAAGTCTTAGCAGCGTATGCACAAATCATAGATGTTTTGTTTGCAGGAAATAAATTTCCAATAGGGATTGAATCTACAGAGTTTCCAACAGGCGTAGCCGATTCAGTTTATTTTGATCCTCAAGAACCTACTGAAGATAAGATGGCTGAAATCTCAGGTAAAAAATCAGCAACAGTTAAACGAAAAGATATTTTAAAAGAAGTAGGCACTTACGAAGATAAATTAAAAGAAGTTGAAGACGAATTAAAATTAGGAGCAGGTAAAACTCCAACATCATTTACTTTTGAACCTGCTAAAAAAGCAGCACAATCTATGGAGAAGAAGATCCATGAGCAACTAGAAGAGTCTCATGCAAGTAAACATCTTCGATCAGTTGCTTTTGATATGTCATTATTTGGCACAGGTATTCTTAAAGGGCCTTTTGCTTTTGACAAAGAGTATCCTAGATGGAATCAAGAAGGTGAATATGATCCAATTTTTGAAACAATACCAAAAGTAGAGTCAGTAAGTATTTGGAATTTTTATCCTGATTGCGATGCTAGGAATATGTCTGAAGCTGAGTATACGATTGAAAGGCACAGATTAAATAAAGTTGAGTTAAGAAACTTAAAAAACAGACCTTACTTTAGAAAAGAAAACATAGAGTTGGCTATTGAAGGTGGAGCTAACTACACAAAAGAATATTGGGAAAGTGAATTAGAAGATAGTACTTATAATTCTGAAGTTGATCGTTTTGAAGTATTAGAATATTGGGGAACGATTGATGCTGAAACAGCAGAAAATGCTGACTTAGATATTCCTAAAGAATTAGAAGATAAAGACGAAGTACAGATAAATGCGTGGGTATGTAATGGACAGATAATTAGATTAGTTCTAAATCCATTTACTCCAACAAGAATACCTTATCACGCAACCCCTTACGAATTAAATCCATATTCATTCTTTGGTATTGGACTAGCAGAAAATATGGACGATACCCAACTACTTATGAATGGGTTTATGAGAATGGCAGTAGATAATGCTGCGTTATCATCAAACTTACTTATAGAAGTAGACGAAACGAATTTAGTTCCAGGACAAGACTTATCGGTATATCCTGGCAAAATATTTAGAAGACAAGCAGGAGCACCAGGACAAGCAATCTTTGGAACTAAGTTCCCTAATGTAACTCAAGAATGTCTGTTGATGTTTGATAAAGCAAGACAGTTAGCAGATGAAAGTACAGGTATGCCAAGTTATGCTCATGGTATGACAGGCGTGATGTCGGTAGGAAGAACTGCATCAGGTATGTCTATGTTAATGGGGGCTGCTGCACAAAACATAAAAGCAGTCGTTAGAAATATAGACGATTATTTATTATCACCTTTAGGTAAATCTTTATTTGCCTTTAATATGCAATTTAATTTTGACAAAGAACTTTTAGGTGATTTAGAGGTCAATGCAAAAGGTACAGAAAGCCTAATGCGTAATGAAATTAGATCTCAAAGACTAATACAATTTATGCAGATGTCAGCTAATCCTGCTATGGCCCCTTTCGTTAAATATGATTCCATACTAAGGGAACTAGCATCTTCAATGGATTTAGATGAAGATAAGATTTTAAACGACCCTAGAGAAGCAGCAATTCAAGCTAAGATGATGGCTGATTTAGCTGAGATTATGGGGCCACTACCAGGTCAAGAAGCACCTCAACCACCGACAGGTGGTGGTGCACCTGATGTAAATGATCCTACAGGTACAGGTGGAGGTAATATAGCTCCAGGTGCTGCACCAGAACCAGGTAATCCTGGATTTACAGGAGCAGGTGGAGGAGATAACACACCACAAGAGCCACAAGGTTAATGGACGAAAAACAAGCTAGAGAGATACTAGCTCTCGTAAATGATCCTGAAATGTATCCCTTACTCGTAAGGTATGCAGAACAGAGATTAGAAATACTAAGAGTGTATCTTGAAAATGAAAAGAATTTACAAAAAGTTTCTGAACTCCAAGGAGCTATCGCTGAAATTAAGCGTATATTTACTTTAAAAGACGAGGTTAGAGGGGAACTCGAAAAGAAAAAATGAAAGATAAAAAATTAAAACCAATTCCTGAAGATAATAAGGGACTAGCAAAATTACCTGAAAAGGTAAGAAACAAAATGGGTTATTTAGCTCATGGTGGTATGATGGATATGTTACCTGAAATGGTTGTCGGTTACGATGAAGTGTCAGGCAACCCAATCCCACCAGGATCTGATGCTATGAATGTTCGTGATGATATTCCGGCTGCTCTATCTGAAGGTGAATTAGTAATACCTGCTGATGTAGTGCGTTATCATGGGTTAAAAACTTATGAAGATATGCGTATGGAAGCTAAGATGGGCCTTATGGCAATGAAAGCTGAAGGTCAAATCGTAGACATTGAAGAAGAGGAAGTCGAAGAAGAATCCGAAGAAGAAGAAATGAATCCTACCGATCATGTCGAAAAAAATGAAGATACAGGAATGTATTGTGTGTTTGATGCTAATGGTAAAAAAGTTAAAGAATTTAAAACTAAAAAAGAAGCTGATGAATACGCTAAGAAAAATCACGATGAACTAATGTCTACTGAAAAAGTAGAAGAGACAGAAGTTGTCGTAGAAGAAGAAGGCATGGATCTCAAAGAAGATTCAGATGGGGTTGAAGCGTATCCTACTGAAGAAGAGGATATTGATATGATGGAAATTGGGGATAAGTCTGTTGTAAAATTATTTATCAAAGGCTTAATGGGTAGGTGAGTCAGCCCCAACAACACCAAAAACCTCGGTATACTCCAGAACAATTAAAAGCATTGATTAAACAACAAAAAGATCGAAGAAATGGCTAAAGAAGGGCATCACTTTGTTGACTCACAAAGAGTAGCAAGAGAAAAATTAAAAAAAGAATATGTCAGTAAAAAATGGCATGGGGGCAAAGGAAGTAACCAACGCCCAGGCGATACTCAAGCCTATAAAGATGGTTGGGAAAGAATTTTTGGTAAAGACAAAAATAATGTGTCTAAACAAGATTGAATTAAACTTACAATTAAGGAGGACTTACATTTAATTATTATTTCTAAAAGGAATTTTTAATAATGATTTTTATTTTATCTAATTGGTTATTTATCCATCTTTCAAAATCAGTAGCAGTTACTTTTGGTTATATTGCTATCTTAAAAAAAAGTTGGTTCGAGACTGCTGATCCTAAAACCCAAAAATGTATCAAAAGACATATATGGATACACTATCAACAGTTTAAGCGTAACCCCTGGACACACTATTTTAGATATTACAACAGACCAGATTATGCTCTTGAATGTGAAATTGAAGCCTTTGCTCATAATATAATTAAAGATAATATTTCTAAGACTTGGGTAGCAGATTACTGTTACAAAAATTATGCTCTTGTTAATCAAACAATATGGACAAAAGCTAAAGTTAAAAAAGAATTAGACAGACAAATTATGAAAGTAAAATGGCAATACGAAAAAGAAGCTAATCAATAAAGAATTTATAAGAATTTTGCAGAATGGCTACCTGCTTAACCCTCGTATTTATACGAGCTACTTAACAGCCCCATAAGGAGTAAAATTATTATGGCAAAATATCAAGGTGCTTATCGAGCCGAACTCGATAAAGAAAAAGAAGTCCCTGTTCAAGAGGGACAACCACAAGAAGCAGTTGCAGAAGCTGCTCCTTTAAACGCTGAAGAAGAAACTTTCAAAAAGCGTTATGGAGATTTGCGTAGACATTCTCAAGGTATTAAACAAAAATACGAGGACGAACTAGCAAAACTTCAAGGACAATTAGCTGATGCTACTAAAGCTCAGATTAAATTTCCTAAAACCGAAGAAGAAATTGATAGCTGGTCAAAACGCTACCCAGATGTAGCAGCAGTTATTGATACTATTGCGAAGAAAAGATCTCTGGAAGTTCTTGAGATTGGCGAACAGAAAATGGAAAGGTTAAAAAACCTGGAAGATACTATCGTCAGAGAAAGAGCTGAAAACGAGTTAATGCAACTCCACCCAGATTTTGATGATATTCGTCAAGATAAAAAGTTTCATGAATGGGTTGCTAGTCAACCAGACATCATTCAAGACTCTCTTTATAAAAATACTACTGATGCAAAAGCAGCAGCTAGGGCGATTGATTTATACAAATCAGATTTAGGTCAAACTAAAACTAAAAAGCCTAGTAAAAAAGAAGCTGCTCAATCTGTAGGGCGTTCTACTAAAACTTCACCAAAAGAAACATCTAAAATGAAGTTTTCAGAAAGCCAAGTTTCTAAAATGTCTTCAGGTGAATATGAAGCCAATGAAGACGCTATTTTAGAAGCAATTAAAAAAGGTGAGTTTGAATACGATTTATCAGGTGCTGCTAGATAATTAATAGTGACACTTGCTAATTCACTTATATTCTGTTATATATAAGTGGACAGATCTATTAGTTTTTATAGATCGACCCAAAGTACTAACGAGCCGACTCGTTCCTACCTCCGAGTACTTTTATTTCAAGAAAAGAACGAAGAAGACAACCTTAATCTTAGACCCATTTAATTTATTAGATGTCACTCTAAGTCAGTTAAGCCCTTTAGCGTGGATTTTTTTGGTTATCTAAAATGTAAAACCTTTGTTTTATGTTTTGCTATTTTTAATAAAGGAGAAATAAAATGGCATTTAGTTCAGCTAGTGGATACAGCAACTTACCAAATGGTAATTTTTCGCCTGTAATCTACTCCCAAAAAGTCCAAAAAACATTTAGGAAACTAAGCGTTGTTGAGGACATTTCTAACACCGATTATTTCGGTGAAATTTCTGACTATGGTGACTCTGTTAAGATCATCAAAGAACCAGAAATAACTGTTAACTCTTATTCGAGGGGTACTTCGGTAGCTGCTCAAGATTTGAGTGACGCAGACTTTAGCATGATTATTAATCAGGCTAATTATTTTATGTTCAAAGTTGATGACATCGAAGCGAAACATTCTCATGTTAACTTCATGGATCTAGCTACTGACAGAGCAGCTTACAAATTAAAAGATACTTTTGATGCTGAAGTTCTCGGTCATCTTTCTGGTTTCACAGGAAGTGCAGGTTCATACGCTGAGAGATCATCTCTTGAGACAGGAAGTACTAAAGCAAACTCAGGTGCTGGAAACGATGAACTTTTAGCTGCTAACAAATTAGACATTACCGATTTCGGTGGTTCTGATATTGGTGGTGACTCAAGTTTAACTTCTATACCTGTAAACGCAGCAGGAAATGTCGCAACACCTCTTGATGTTCTAAATAGAATGGCAAGATTACTTGATGTTGCAGATGTACCTACTGATGGTAGATGGTTTGTAGCAGATCCTGTGTTTTACGAAATCCTAATGGACGAAAACAGTAAATTTATCTCCAACGACTTCGCTGGTGGTCAAGATGCTGGTGATATTCTTAGGAATGGTAAAGTTGTTCAAGGAATGATTAGAGGGTTTAGAGTATACAAATCTAACAACCTTCCATTCTTAGGAACAGGCCCAGGAACAGTAGCAACTGCTGGATCAGAAACTAATTTCGGAGTTATAGTCGCTGGACATGACTCTGCTATAGCAACTGCACAGCAACTGTCTAAAACTGAAAGCTATAGAGATACAGCTTCTTTCGCAGATATTGTGAGAGGACTTCAACTCTATGGTCGTAAGATTCTTAGACCAGAAGCTATCGTTACTGCTCAGTACAACAAGTACAGCTAATACATAGCACTTTGGGGTAGCTCCATTTTTGGGGCTACACCCATTTTCTTATATACCCTATTGGACATCACTCGTGGCAACAACTTTTATAGATTTAACAAACAAAGTTCTAAGACGCTTAAATGAAGTTGAGATTACTTCATCAGATTTTGCAAGTGCCACAGGCGTACAAGCTCTAGCTAAAGATGCTGTACGAGACTCTATCGGTAAAATTAATCAGGCTGAATTTGAATGGCCCTTTAATTCTGCCGAACACACACAAACCTTGGCTGTTGGTCAAGAAGAATATACATGGCCCACTTTCTACAAAGTAGCTGAGTGGAATAGTTTTCAAATAGTGAAAGACGCTAGTTTAGGTGTTGAATCTCAACAACTTAAATTTATTGAAAGAGATGTTTGGTATCGTGAATATCGTGATGCTGATGATAATTCAGGTGCATCTGGTGTAGGTGTTCCTATATATGTGTTTCCTTCTTCAGGTAATGGCTATGGTGTATCACCCTCCCCTGATAAAACTTACACAATTAAATTTCGATACTATCAAACTCACACAGATCTAAATTTGTTTAATG